ATACCGCCGATCCGGTCGGCTATCTTCTTGGGCCCTGCGAAAGCAACCTCCATCGGAATCTGTTGATCGAGAAGTACACCTATGAGAAGAGCGAGAGGATTCGCTTCGAGCAGGGAGTCTGCCTCGGGATCTTGGGCGAGGCACAGGTTCGGAGCCATGTCAGTCCTTTCGCTTAACTGCGGGTGTCTTCGGAGAGAGGATCACAGAACAGGTGGAAACACCATCGAAAGGGGAACGAAAATGAGCACTACAACCGAGAGTCACGACCAAGTACGAATCGCAGAAGGACCGCACCTGAACGCTCGGACCATCGACATGAAAGGGAAGTCAGTTCTGGTGGTCCACCGGAACCTAGCGACCGACAAATCCAGCGAGATATACAGGCCCGTGCGGGAGTTCTTAGATCGCCATCCACACGAAGTCATGGTCGGCCCCGAAGTGAGGCCCGAACCGCTATGGGATTGGCAGCTGGCTGAACTCACCTTCTACCGGCTGACAGAGAGCGGCGCAGCATGAACCCGAAGTTCGACGTCGACAACGCCCCATCGTTCACCGCCCACGCATTTCGGATCAACTTTCACCCCTACCTGCGGGTGGTCCGCTCCCTAAGCGTGCAAGAGGACGACGAGTTATTTGCACCCGTCCGAGCGTTCCTGGCTGAGCACCCTCACGAGATTGAGCATCAGACCGAAGTGGAAGACCCCACGATGGACTCTGGCCGTGCCGTGAACACGCTGTACAGGCTGACCGAGCCCACATAGAATCGAACGCATGTTCGATGGCTGGTCCAATCCCCCGGAGATCGAGATCTTCCGTGAGGTGGATCGGGCCGTGGTCGTGCGTTCGCACGAGGTATTCGGTTCCGGGGCTGGGGCGCATCAACTCAGCCTCGCCCCACGGCTAGCACGTGAACATGGACTTGTTGTCCGATCGATGCATGAGGGTCGCCAGGTCGCGTGGGTACGGCTGAGCACCGGGATTTGGGTTGGCGTGATCACCCTTGAGTCCCAGACCGCAGACGGGCTGAACTCTGTGTCTATGAATCTCTGGCTGCAACGGCACCAGTTCCAACTACCTAACCGCGACTACCGATAACAATTCAGTAACGAGGGGTCATTTTGGGTCTAGGTGGCTCCTATTCCCTATATGAGAGGGGTGGGGGCAAAGCCCCTGGTCAGCCCTCGCGCGGAGTGAACCACGTCACAATTAGGTGTAGATGGGTACTTTCCTCGAAAAGTCGAACCTACTACTGGTGGGAGGGGGTAGACCCCCGATCCATAACGGTTGGGTCACGATCCCTCGTCCAAGCGCCTTGGCGCTCTCAGGGTGCGGGTATTTAACCTATAGAGGGGTAGGGCTCTCATAACGGTTCGATCACAGTCCCACCGCCGTAGAGCTTCCAGCTGTCAAGTGGCGGGTATTTAACCTATGAGAGGGTGCGGGGCTTTCGTAACAGCTCCGTCACGATCTGCCGTCCTGGGGCTGCTGCACTCTCAGGTAACGCCTATTCCCTATATGGAGGGGTAAGCCCTCTGCCCCGCTAGCCAGTCCTAGCACTCCCCGAATCTTGGATAACGCACGCGCAGTGGTGCTGTGCGATCCGAGCCAGCAGACCGACTGTCGGTCCATCCTCTCCGGTTGGCTCTGCTGGTTGACCCCACCGGGATTGTCGCATCGGCTTCGATGCCCGGTCGGGGTCTCAAAAATTTTCCCCCACGACATACGACGTATGAAAGGCCCGCCGATGGCTCTACAGCAGTGCCCGTATGGGCACACGATCAACACCAGTCAAGACCGGGTGCAAGGTATGTGCCGCACATGCCGCCGCGAACGGGACCGTAGACGGCTCTCAGATCAACGCAGAGCGGCCCAAATCGTTTCCGCGATGGAAGCGCTAGACCTCAAGGTTGTAACCCCCACAGGGACTTTCGGCCTTAGAGACTGGCTGGAACAACTCGTTCCGGCCTGATTTAGAGGATGGAGAAGAATATGGAACTACCGACCCACCACGGGGCTTACCCCGTCGACTGGTTTCAGACAGCAGATGGCTGGGTGAAGGCTACTGGGGACGGATCGAGGGTGGACATCGAATACCCGTCTGATCTGAATCGCGCTGCCTCGCAGGACTATCAGTTGGCCATGGCGTTCGTGGCGAACCACGGACTACACATGTGGAAGAAAGTGGAGGACGTCATAGACCACTGCCCGTCGTTCGGGGGTGAAGATCCGCTAGGCATCCACGAAATCTGGATTCACCCGGCGTTTAACCGGGTGCCGACTGATTACTGGCCGACGTGCCGCCCGTTCATCCCAGACGCGGTTACCGAGTAACACAACCGAATAAGAGCTTTACCTAACGTCCCCAGGAGGGATACATGCACGAAGACACCACATTCAACGAACTACCCGTTTACTGGCAGAGGCAAATCAGTAAGGCGCGACGGGAGGCAGCCAAGTATCGCGTGGAGCGCAACGAGGCCCGCCGACTGTACTCCGAGCTAGCCGACCGCCTTGTGAACGGTGGTCGGTAGTGGCACGCCCCGCGAATATCGCCAACAAGATGGCCGATGATTTCCAACTGCGGGTATGCACGAACACCCGAACTATCTGGCAGTTCACCAACGGCGCATGGCGACATGCGGATTGGCTGGTTCACGACAAGCTGCTGGACCAGCCAGACGATAGGTTCATCAACACGTCGGCGGGTTTGTATGAGCTGTCATCTGGCAAGATGCTCCCGCACAACCCAGAAGTCATGTCGTTTTCGCAAGTACCGCTGGTACCGGAGTTTAAGAACATCCGTATCCCGGTGTTCAACCAGTTCTTGTCAGAAACGTTTGATGGCAAGGACATCGAGAACTACGTACTGGACCTGATGGCGTACGCATTAGTGCCGGGGAACAAGCGTCAACATGCCGCATTACTGGTCGGTTCCGGGGCCAACGGTAAGGGCACCTTGATACGTGTGATGGAAAACCTGTTCCGTGGCTGCGATCGGTCTGCGGTATCGGTGCGGGATATGGCCGAAAACCGTTTTGCCGCATTCCAATTGTTCGGACGAGCGTTCAACTACGACGCCGACATGTCGTCCCGGTACATATCGGACACGTCTGTATTCAAGAAGACGACAGGCGGGGACGCCTTGGCTATGGAACGCAAATACATGGACCCGTTCTACGCCAAAGTTTGGGCATCACAGTGGTTTTCGGTGAACTCGATTCCAAGATCGAGTGACACAACCTACGGCTTTCTTCGCCGTTGGGATGTAGTGGAGTTCAACAACGTCGTCACTAAACCCGATCTGACACTGGAGGATCGGATGATGGCTGAGCTGCCGTCGATCGCCGGTTTCCTGATTACCCGCGCCCGTATGAACGCTGGCACCGTGACCAAAGCCGGGTCCGGGCTCCAGCGGCTAGCAGAGTCTGTTGATCCCGTGCGTGCGTGGTTGGCCGACGAGGACCGGGCCCCATCAGGATGGATGCCCCGAACAGAGGCATACACCGATTTCAAGATCTGGGCTGAAAGCCAGGGGATTCGGAGCCTGCCGACTTCCCGAGGGTTGTACGAACAGCTTCGGTCTGCCGGTGTACCCGAGAAGACCGGGGTGGGTCGCCAGCGTGGCACTCGCGGTTTCGAGTTTGCTGGAGGTATGCAGTAAGGGTACCCTCCGCAGCAGTTTAGCAGCACTTTTAGCAGCAGTTTCGCAGCAGTTTTGAACCGGCATTCCCGCTGGTAGATGGATTTCGCAGCAGTTGCAGCAGTTTTGGCAGACCTTTTACACACTTCGCGTTTGTACGCGTTAACTACACTGCCTGACCTGCGGGTTTGTAAGTTCCGCTGCGCGATTGCACTTCTGACGTGCGAAAACAACGAAAGTTAACCAAGCCAGGCCCCCGCCAACCACGGGGGCCTTTTTCATGCCCACACAACCAAGAGAGATGGATCTATGACACGCACCGACTACGACACCATGGTCGAGAACCAGGAACGCTATTTCGCCGCCGTCCGGGAGAAGGGCGGCGTCCCGTGGTTCGAAGACCCCGACAAACGCCAACGGATCGCAACCCGCTTGGGCGTCCCAGTCGATTCCGACCTACGCCGCGCGCTGTTCGATGCCCGCAACAAGAGCACCAACCGAGGAGACCAACTTGTCTGAAACACCGATTCTTGACCCTGTAGACGACGCTGGGGCCACTGACACCACTCCCGAGGGTATTGACACCGGGGAGCAGGATTCAGGCCCGCAGAATCGCGAGGCTCGGTATCGCGTGGAGCGCAACGAGGCCAGGGAGCAGCTAGCCGCAGCAGAGTTGCGGTTGGTCCAGCTCCAGACGGCGGAACTTCACCGGATCGCTGGGGAGATCCTGGCGGCCCCAGAGGACATCACTCTGGCCGGTAAGCCGTTGGCAGACTTCCTGACCCCGGAGGGTTGGGTTGACCGTGCAGCGGTTGAAGCCACCGCCCGCGAAGTAGCACAGACCCGCCCTGGTCTTGCCAAGTACCAGCCCGGTTACGACCCCTCGCAGGGACACGGCGTACCCGCCGCCCGAACGGCTGGATGGGCTGAGCTGCTAGAGCCCTAACCCGTTGATTCTTTCCGGGGTGTCTGTGGCATCCCCGGTATTTCGCCTCTGAGAGGCAACAGCTTGACGGTGTAGCCGTCTGCGCCAAGCGCAGTGACCCGTCGCAAGCGCCAACCGTCTGCCCGTGGCAGGCGGTTTTTTCATGCCCGCATACGGCCTGACATCTCCAAAGGTGCTGGGCCATTTCCATTTCAGGAGAAATACATGACCATGCTCCACACCACTACCGCCGATGCTTTTACCCCCGAGGATTTCGGTGATCTGGTTGATCTTGCCGTCAAGGCAAAGTCGATCGCTACCCGGACCGGTACCGTCGTCGGCACCGACAAGGTTCGGATCAACTTCCCGATCTGGGTCTCTGACCCCGCCGTGGGTTGGTACGCCGAGAACGCGACCATCTCGGAGACCGATGGTGCTACCGACGAGGTTGTATGCACCCCGTTCAAAATCGCCGGTATCACACCGGTTTCCAATGAGTTGGCCGACGACTCGGCCCCGGCTATAGCCGAACTCGTCGGAAAGGGTTTGGCCAACCAGGTAATTCGCACCTTGGACGCCGCCTACCTCGGCAACACGACCACCAACGGTGCGTCTGGTCTGCTGTCGGCTGCGTACACCACCGTCGACACTGGGGCGTCGCTGACCAACCTCGACCCGTTCATCGAAGCACGCTTCGCTGCCGAGGATGAGGGTTCCACATTGACCGCGTGGATTGTCCGTCCTGCCATCGCTAAGGCGTTGTCTCAGCTCAAGATTCAGAGTGGTAGTAACCAGTCGCTCTTGCAGTTCGTAGACGACGGAATCCTGGTCGCGGGACTTCCGGTCCTGCGCTCCAACCAGGTTGACGCCTCGACGCTGTTCTGGGGCATTCCGAAGGACCACGTAAACGTGGTGGTTCGCAAGGGAACTCGTGTTGAGAAGTTCCCGAACGTCTACAAGGACGGTCAGTTGCTCCGTGTGACCGCTCGCTACGGCATCGCGTTCACCAACGAACCCGGCATCGTGCGCGGTTACGACGCTGCCTAATTCGACTTCCCGAAGGGAACTGGTTGCCCGCCGCCAGTTCCCCGAGGGAGCCCCCCTAACCCCCAAAAGGAGGTGAAACATGGCAGCTGCCTCTCGAGAAGTGGGGCGCATCAGTGTACGCGTTGTGCCAGATACCGATGGTTTCCGCAGATCCCTTAAGCGCCAACTCGAATCAATCGTCAAAGGTGTGGAAGCCAAGATCAACATTGACCCAGATCTCAGCAAGTTTCGTGAGAAGGTCGGCGTTGCGACCAAGGGTTTGGATACCAAGGTGGGTGTCGACGCTGACCTCCACCTAGCTAGCTTGCGGGCCAAAATCGAGGCGTTCGAGAAGACGACGCGTCCCAAAATCAATGTGGACATGCAGCTATCGTGGAGACAACGCGCGCTCACGCGGATGCAAGCAGGGCTTCAAAGCATAGGTGATACCGCTCTTAAAGCGGCGAGCAATATCAGTATTGTCAACGACGCAACGCTAATCCTTTTGGCTACTGCTGCCATCGGTGCGCCTGCTCTGGCCGTCCTATCCGGCGCACTAGCTGGTCTACCGGCGCTTCTGGCATCCATCGTTATCCCCATCGGCGCAGTTGCATTGGGTTTCAAGGGTATTGCCAAGGCGGCAACAGTTCTAGGGCCGGAAGTAGAGAGGCTACGGAATGCGCTTGCCTCGAAGTTCGAGGAGCGACTAACCCCTGTATTCCAGAAGCTCACCGAGCTAACCCCCCGTCTGCTTTCATCGATGCCTAAGGTCGCTGACGCACTGTCAAATGCGTTCGACGGCTTCGTGAACGTCCTAACTAGCGGTACCGGCAAAGCCCAGATCGAAGACACGATCAACAACGTCGCCAAGGCAATAAACCAGGCTGTACCCGGTGTACAGGCTTTCACAGCTGCCATGCTTCGCCTGGTGGCCGAAGGGTCTGCCAAGTTGCCGGGACTGTCGAACCTTATCAACGACTATTCAGCTCGACTCCTGAACTGGGTCAACCAGATAACGACAAAGGGTCCTGACGGCGTATCTCAGTTGGACCGGGCGTTGTCTGGTGTAGGTGAAACAATCCGCGCTGTTCTGGACTCACTTGGGACGATCGCTGACGCGGCGCTGAAGCTGTTTAGTGATCCGAAGTTCATGATGTACCTTCGCGAGTTTTTCCAGCTGCTAAAGGATTTCGCGACGATCGTGATTCCGCTGTTGCGCGGTGCGTTCATGGTGTTCACACAGGTGATCGAAAACTTCGTCATCATCTGGCGAGGTTTGGTAACGGCAGTCAACGCCGTCATATCAGCCTTCACAGCCATAGGACTGGCTGTGCAGTCTGTCGTCAACACTATGGCCTCGGTCGGACAACAGATTTCGAATACATGGAACGCCATACCAGCAATCGTTTCTGCCATATGGAACACCGTCGTATCCACGGTAACCAACGCCATAGCCCAAGCGGTAGCAGCGGTTACGTCTGGCGGCGGTCAAATCCTCGGTGAGATAGGAACGTGGCCAGGACGAATCGTTGCCGCGCTGGCCGGACTATTCCAAGCAGGTTTCCAAGCTGGTACGCAACTTGTCCAGGGTTTTATTCAGGGCATCGGGTCATTGATCACCAACGCGGTGGCCAAGGCCCGCGAGCTGGCTAGCTCAGTCAAGAACGCTGTCACTGGCTTCCTCGGAATCCACTCCCCGTCAACAGTTATGGCTGCCATCGGTGGATTCATCGGGGACGGCCTAATCAACGGGATGAAGGCGAAGCAAGGCCAGATTGAGAAGACCGCGCAGGGCATTGGTCAGACCATCAAGGACGCGTTTGACTGGAGCGGCTACGCACAACGCGGCATCGACGCCGGGTTCGCATTCGCCGGGGCCAACGCCGATCAATTCATGTCCGACTTGGGGATTGGCGGTAAGGGCTTCATCTCCCAGCTAGGCGAGCAGGGTTTGAAGTTCGGTATGGATTTCGCGGGCAAGGCGCTCACACAGAACTTCTACACGTCCAACGTGGACGACACGATCGCCGTCAAGAACAACCAGCTGAACAAGCAGGCACTAGGTGTCGTCGGCAAGAGCGGATAGGTGGTTGGGGGCCGGGTATTTAACGGCCCCCTCCCGTCTTTTAGAGAGGTGGAATCATAAACGTATGCAGCCGTGAGGGATGTAGGCGCAGAGCCAGAACCCCTAAGCCTGATGGCACGGACACCGAGCGTCAATACTGCTCGGCACTATGCCGGAACGTTGACTACCGGACTATCCGGGTACAGAGGATCTGCGCAGCCTTTAGGGGCGAACACAAGTACGTATCGGAACTCTGGGTTACCGCAGTCGAGCTGAGCGACAAGCTGACTGAGCTAGACCAGTTGGAACGTAAGGTATCTCAGTTCGCAGAACGTGAACGGGGTATCACCCGAGAGCAGTGGCGGCAGATCTGCGATGTGTCGTGACGGACATAGGAAAGCCCCGACTTATGAGGCCGGGGCTTATGGTGGATAGGTGGGTTATCGGTAGTTGGATGAATCCACGTAATACACGGCACCTGTATCGGGGTCGGTCCAGTTGCACGGTGCGCCATCGGTATTACCATCCTCCTGCTCACACACCGGCAGCGGTGGCAGAGCATGGGACACAGGGTGCGTAGTAGAGGTAGGCGCTGCATGCACGACCAGGGCCACAGCGAGGGTGGACAACGTAGCGAGTGTGAATCTGACTGCGGTGGTGGACATGTCACTCAGTGTACATCGAACAGTGCAGTGGCACAACGGCTCTGGCAAACCCAGGGGGTGCACCCCTTCCCCCGGCCCCCAGGATCGGGACGTTATGCGCCACCGACATCGCGTGAAAGTTTAATTACCTAATTTTTCAACAAATCCGCTGCTCAGGGGCGGTTAAGTCCCGAAAACTAGCGGTGGAAAGTACATCTAAATGACAACCTCGAAAGTCCGAATGCCTAAGGGGCTGGACTACCAGGGCAAAAAGCTCTGGACAGAGATAACACAGATCTATGACCTATCGGCAGCGCCCCACAAGCGCCGAATCCTTTACGACGCCTGCTCGACAGCAGACCTAATCGACAAGTTGGACAAAGGGATGGCAGGCCAACCGATGACCGTCAAAGGATCTACGGGCCAGGTGGTCATTCACCCCCTTGTAGCCCAAGCGGAGAACGCACGGGAAGCCCTTGCCCGTCAGCTGTCCCGGCTCAACTTCGCAGAACCAGAAGAGGACGACTATGAAACTCGCTAAGACCCGCAGACACCAGGCCAATAGGCCCTCTGCTGCCACGCTGCCAGACGAACTAAGCTCGTTCGACAACTGGTTATATCCCAACGGTTTACACGATTATATGGCAGCTCTGAGTCATTCGCTAGACCGCGCCGACCGGCTGACGCCGATTATGAATGCCGCTGGCCTATCGGCAGCCGAATGGTTCCGAAGGATGCTGACACGATGACCTACGCCGAACCCTCGGACGTGTCAGGACGGCTTGGCCGTTCGTTGGACGCCTCGGAATCAACGATGGTATCCACCCGCCTCGCGGATGCTGAACGGCTGATCAAAGCACGCATCCCAGACCTGGACGACCAGATAACCGACGACAAGATCGACGTCGAGATTGTCAAGATGATCGAGGCGAACGCCGTCGTACGTCTGGTCCGAAACCCCAACGCCTACACCGGAGAAACCGACGGGAACTACTCCTATCAGATCAACTGGAAGACAGCCACGGGTGAACTGGAAATACTCGACAACGAGTGGGCGCTACTAGGAATCTCACAAGCGATGTTCGTCATCGCCCCGTTGTTGCCGCCGTGGCTCACCGAGCCCACGTACACCGACTACCTGGACTACGTTTACCGGTCGGGTTAGTACCAAAGGCTTGCCGTATCAACAGAGCATCCGAGGTGGGGTCTTATTTCAACCCCACCTCGGCACACGCCCGCTAGTCGGCCTTGTCTTTCTCTTCGCCCTGGCCCTTCTCTGCCTGCTCCTTCGCCTTAAAGAACCCGTAAAGCACGGCTCCCGCCCCTAATAGTGCACCTAAAGCCAAAAGGGCATTTTTCTCATTGTCAGCGGACTCGCTCATAGCGATTCCCTTCTTCCTGCCGCACGTGCAGCATCTCGTGTCTCAAGTAACGAATCACTGAGGTCTCGCTGAGCTTCATGTACCGTGACGTCTGCATCCCCATGCAAGAAGTCACGGAGCCTTCGGCTCGGGTGGGACCCGATCCCCCGATGTCGGGGGCTCCGTTCTTTCGATCAAGATCAGACGCTACCCCTAGGGGCCGACATCGCGGCGCAACACAACGTGTTGTGGTTAGGCGCTATAGGAGACTTCTTAGATCCTTCTGAGCAGCTAGGCATCCAACTTGGGGTAGGGACGACCAACCATCAGATCGGCACAGACAGACTTTCCGGGGCTCTCCCCCAGGCGTATTGAGATCTCCGCATCAATCAACATCTTGCGCTTCTCCTCTGGCGTAGCATCCGGCCACGCTTCGCGGTATGTCTTCTCCAGTTCAATGACCTCGTATCCGGGGTGGCGCACGGGAACACTCGCCAACTCATCTCGACGCGCAAGCAGTCGTTTCATCTGGTTTCGGAAGACCAACTCGTCCTCACCAGACGGGAACAACCCCGACGCGCGGTCCTCTCGTAGCTGCTCTATACGGTCGTTGATGAAGTCCAGCTCGTATGAGTTGTCCTCACCTGGAATAAAGACCCGCTCGGTGACCCTGCGGTCGCCGCACTCCAAAAGAAACTGCTCCGAGAGCAGTTCGTCCAAGTCATCGGCAACCACGAACACCGATCGACAGTTGACCGGGGTACGCGAACATCGGTAGTACCTGTACTGGATCACGTGTCCGTCAGACTTCCTCGGCCTGGATTTGGCGAACTGTTGCGCCAGCGACGAGCCACAGACTGCGCAGAACCCGACCTCAAGCATCGGGTTAGCGGTGTCAGACGGAGTACGAGGCTTACCTTTCCGTAGCTGCGTGGCACGCTGAACTTCGTCCCAGCGCTCGGGTGTAAACAACGGCGGTGCCAGCCGTATCGGTTCACCGTTGTCGTCCAACACCGGCTGCCCCTTGTGGGTTTTGATACCCAATGTCCGGTATCCGGTCAGGATCTCGATCACGTTCGTAGTAGTCCACCGGCCCTTAGGCTCCAGTCCCCTAGCCTTCCGCGATCGGCCTTGTGAAGTCAGCTTGCCGGACTCGTTCAGCCATTCGGTTATGCGAACGAACGACCACCCGTCAACGAGTTTGTCTGCCATCTCCCGCACCAAACTGGCCGCGTCGGTATCGATGGCCAAGCCCTTACCCCTCCCCGAGGGGTGGTCGACTACCTGATACCCGAGCGGCGGCAGTCCAGCCGCCCATCGGGTTGTCGGCCTGATGGCCCGGTGCATGTCCTCGGCGCGCGACTTGAAGCGATTAAGTTCGATTTGAGCAAACGCGGCTGCGATCTGTACGAACAGCTCACCGAGTATCGAGTCGATGCCCTTGGACGGATTCAAATAGTTGAGCGTCATCCCGTCTTCGGCGAAAACGACGATCTTCTTGTTCGTCTCGGCCCATTTGATGAAGTCCGAACAGTGCCGCATCGAGCGGAACGCACGGTCCAGTTTCGACCAGACAATCACCTCCCACTCGTGGCTACGTACTCGTATCCACGGCCCGAGGTCTGGACGCTCGTCCGGGGGTACCGACGCGGATACCCCGAGGTCTTCAAACGCCCCCACTACCGGGTAGTCGTGGGCCTTTGCCCACTTGGTAGCCGTGTCTATCTGCGCCTCGTGAGAGACCTTCTGGGGGCCGGAAAGCACCGACACACGAGCGCCCACAAGAGCCCTGGGGCGATTACTGGACATACTTCAATAATGTACGTTACTGTTGATCCAGGAGCATCGCTATCAATAGCGCCAGCGGGTTGTCCTCCAGCAACTCATCGGCGGCCG